GCGAGAGGAAGGCGAGAGGCTGGCGGTGGCACGGGAAGCGATGGGGCTCCCCGGTGGCTGGGTCGGAAGCCTGAGCGTCGGGTATGACCAGTTGATGGCGGCGGTTGCCAACAAGTGGGCCGACGACACCATGCGGAAGCTCGATGTCAACATGGAAGGGGTGATGCTCCGAAGCGTGCGTTGACCCCACTTGACCAGGCGATTAGGCTCAGAGCACGCCCTTCGCCCCGAACCCACCCCTATAGCTCTCCCCAGTTCTCCACCCCGTCTGTCCACAGGCGGGGTGGAGGCGTTTACAGGCAGATATTGGGTGTAAACAGAGGCAGGGGGTTGAGGTGGGGTTTACATAGTGGAGGGTTTGCTCGGATGTGGGGGTATAAGGGGAAGGGTCGAGATGAAGATGGTGTAAACTGTAAACAGTCAATATGGCTGATTACAGTTTACAGAATGCAGGGGACGGCCTATAGGGGAGATGGGGTAGGGGTACTAGATCGACTACAGAGATAGGCCAGGCGGAGGCGTTTACAGGCGGTACCAAGAGGTCTGGCCGGGGGGGCGGCAGGCGTTTACACTCGGGTTTCCCACAGGTCGTGGCAGGGTGCTTGCTCGGTCAGATCCAATACCGTATTGTTTCTGGGACCGGGGTGACTCCCCAGGGTGAACGAGAAGAAGGTCGGATAAAAAATGATGCACAAAAGGTGTGGGGGCAGGATGAGGCAGTACGTCATCCGAGAGCACGGATACAGCTTCGTTCGGTGCGACTGTGGTGAGTACCTCGGCGGGGACAGGACCCAACGGAAGGTGGAGAAACTTATGCGAATCAAGGTCCGACCGACCGTGCGGCCTGCGTGATGGCCGAGGAATCGACTTCGGGGTTGCGGGTTGTAGGGGAGGGGTTCGATCCCTGGCAGCTTGTCGTGGAGAAGGTGGAGGCAGAAGGGGACGACTACTCCCCCGATGAGTTCTACACGAAGGCCACGAACAAGCATGACCACAGTTCGGCGCCTTACTCGGTGAGGGTCGATCCGAGCATGTCGGCGCAGATCTCGGCCTTGATTCAGAGTGGCAAGATCCCCCACTACCGGACGCCCAGCGACTTCTTCCGTGATGCGATCACGCATAGGTTGCATTATCTGGTGAACCGGATGGACCTGGGTACACCCGAGTTGATGGAGTTGTTGGCTCGAACTCGGACCCAGGCCCGGTTGGACATGATGGCCGCAGAGGTGGCCGATCTGGACAAGATGATCAAGACAGCCAGGGACGGCATCAACGATGCGAGGATCAGGGGCGATAAGTACATGTTGGATCAGTTGCGGGTGAGTCTGGAAGCGCAGGTTGGGATGCTGCGGGAGCCCTACAAGGGTGAGGTGGTTGGGATGATCAGTACGCTGAAAGCTGGCGGGTAGGACGGGAGAGATTGGGTGGGGGAGGAGGAAAGGGGGGGGTTGACAGGCGGTGTATGGTTGGCGGTGACTAGAAGTTGGATAAGGGAGAAGGTTGATGCAGGGGTTGAGTGGCATGGTGATAGGGCTTGCCGGGATGTTGGAGGCTGGCGGGGCTAGTGGGGGCGAGGCGACAGTGGGCAACCGCTGGGGCTGGGTGCCACTGGTCATCGTGTTCGTCGTGAGTGTTGGAGTGCTGGCCGTGTTGGGCTGGCTTGAACGAAAGCAGGGATGAGATGAACAAGATGGAAGACCGTGAGACGTGGTACCGGGTGCCACACAGCGCCGAGGAGTGCGCCGTCCACATGGAAGCAGGCGGAGTGGTGGAGGTGTGGCGTGGGGATCGTTGGGTGTCGCTGGAAGGGTCGTGCGTGAGGTCCGTTGACTTCCGCCTGTACGTGTACTTTCGCTCCTACGACTACCGCCTCGTCTATTCGACGCCTGTCGGCATGTCGCCGGTGATCGGTGCGCCGGCCCGCGCCTACGGGGTCGCTGGGCAGGAACCGGAAGGATGGGACCAGCGAGGGTTCCATCGTGACGAGTTCGGTGACCGTTTGTGGCCTGACAACGCCATCATCGAGGCCCGTCCGCCTGCGCCTGCACCGGAGCCACGCACCGAGAAGGTGCCGCTGACGAAGCTGGCCGGCCGCACCCTGGTGGGCGCCCTCCTGCCCGTCTACTCGTTTCGGCCAGACCCCGAGGGTGGGTTCGTGTGGTGGGCCGCTGGCTGCAACACCGAACCGCTCTCCGTGGACGTGGATTCCGGGATGGTCGAAGTACTGGCCGAGGAGGAGGCGTGGTGAGTGAACCCGACGAGGCTGCCGTTGAAGCGGTGGCGGAGGTGTTGGCGCAGAACCGGAACCCGTTTCCGCTGTACCCGCCGACCGTGATGGGCCTGGATCGTGACGAGGCCTGCCTCATGCTCGCCACCCCGGTCGTAGCCGAGGCGTTCCGTGACGCCGAGCGTCTGCGGAACCTGGCTGCCCGCTTCGAGGGGCACGACGACTGGGATCGGTCGTTCCTCGGGGAACAGATCGCCGCCATGCTGCGGGGAGACGGGACGTGAGCGGGAAAGCGGTCTGCCACCGCTGTGGGGGCAAGGGCTGCGAACCGTCACCCGACGGGACGCCCCGCATCGGCGCTCCGTCGTGCATGTTGTGTGGTGGTGCCAGAAAGGCACCGTGCCCCGAGGCTGCCGAGCGGGCAGCGATGAGCGACGGCGAGTTCTGGGAGCGCATCTACGGCCCCAGCGCCCGACCCGATCCCCACGACTACGACCCGGCACACGAAGCCATCGGGCACCAACTGGACCCGTGCCCGACGTGTGGCGAGCGAGGCCCGTGCGGCTACGACGCCGAGGGGCGCCCCATGATCCACACCAGTGATGCAGACGAGGCCACCCGATGACCCCGTTGCCCGCACCGTCGCTGCCTGACCGGCTGCGTGCCCACGCCCACCTGCACCCCGAGCGAAGGAACATCGCATGAACGATCCAACCCAACCCGAGCACGTCACGGATGGCGACTGCTGGTGTGACCCAGAGGTAATCGCGGTCCCGGCGAAAAAGAAATCCGGCTCCGACGCTGACCGGGCTGCGATGAACGCCGTCGCCGCCATGCTGCGGGGAGACGGGGCATGAGCGGCTGGGGCGTTTGGGCCGAGGATGACATCGCTGCGTCTGCCCACATATCGGGACTACCTGAAGACGAGTGCCTGACCTGCACGGAAGGGGGCATTCCGGAAGGCGAGTGCAAGAAGTCGCTGCGTCCGTGCGGTCATCACTGCAACTGCTCGTGGAGCCAAGACTGCTGCCATTGGTGCGGCGCCGAGCTTGACGGTGACGACGTGGTGTCGTTTCCGGCTGAGGCGCCCGAGATGGCCGAGGCCACCCGATGACCCCGCTGCCCGCACCGTCGCTGCCTGACCGGCTGCGTGCCCACGCCCACCTGCACCCCGAGTAGCCAGGAATCATGGACCCCCAAACCCTCGCCAACATCAAAGCCCGTGCCCAGTTGAACCGTGACGCAGCGGATCCCCTCCCCCTCCCTCTCCCCTTGCTACCGTCGGCGGATCCACAGTCTGCACCTCCCGCTACCCGTTCTCTCGCAACCCTGAACATCCCCGACCAGCCGCCACTTCCCGACTGGCTGACTGCCCTGCACCCGCACCAGTGGGATGCCGTGGAGGAAACCGTTGCCCACTTCCGCAACGGTGCGAGTCTCGTATGGCTGGATGCACCTACCGGGTCAGGCAAGACGCTGATCGGTGAAGCTGTGCGACGGATCATGGCCGCAGACCATGAGGTGGACCGTGCGCTGTACGTGTGTTCCGACCGGGCACTCCAAGACCAGTTCGTGGCCGACTTCCCATACGCCAAAGTGCTGAAAGGCAGGGCCAACTACCCCACGTTGGATGGGTCGGAGGCGGTGAACTGCGGGGACTGCACCCGAAGCGGCGCCGACTCATCCTGCAACTGGTGCCACAACCCGGCCAGATGCCCATACCTCGTCGCCAAGATGACCGCCATAAAAGCGCCGCTAAGTGTGCTGAACACGGCGTACCTGTTGGCCGAGGCCAATAGTGCCGGGGTGTTCGCTGGACGTGGGCTGACCATCGTGGACGAATGCGACGTGCTGGAACAGGTGCTCATGGGCTTCGTGGAGTTCAAGGTGCCGGACCGGACCTTGAAGAAGATGAGGTTGAAGCCACCACCAAAGGGATCGCATCACAAGACGCTGCTGGCGTGGATCGAGGAGGTGCTGAAGCCGAGCGTGGTGGAGTTGAAGCGGCGAACGGGCAGCAGCACAACGCTGTTCGGAACCGACGTGGCGCAACTGCGTGAAGTGAATGGGCTCAATAGGCTGCTGGGTTCGATCGAGGTGGTGTTGGACTACGGCCAGGACTCGGACAACTGGGTGCGAGACAACGATGCTGGCCCGATGGTGCTGAAGCCTGTGCGGGTGGATAAGTACGGCCAGGACGTGCTGTGGCGCCACTCGAAGCGTTGGCTGTGCATGAGCGCCACAATCATCTCCCCCGACCAGATGGCCGACAGTCTGGGCGTGAAGGATGGCGAATGGGAGACGGTAAGAGTCCCCATGACGTTCCCGTTGGAGAACCGCCCCATCATCCAGATCCCCGTGGCTGGCATGACGTACAAAGAGAAGGAAACCGCCGAGCCCGAGATGGTAAGGGGCTGCCAGGAGATCATCGACATGCACCCCGGCGAGAGAGTGCTGGTACATGCGGTGAGCTATCACTTGGCGGAGACTATTAGTCGTGGGCTACGTGGCAGGGGCAGGGACGTGTTCACCTACACCAAGCCCGCCGAGAAAGAACAGGCGTTGGCGAGGTACAGGCGAACGCCAGGATCGGTGCTGGTGGCGAGTTCGATGGATCGGGGCGTGGACTTGAAAGGTGATGACTGCCGGGTGGTGATCGTCGCCAAGATCCCATACCCGAGTCTGAAAGACTCGCAGGTGAGCAAGCGGCTGCATGGTGCGGGGGGAGAGGAATGGTACGCCGTGCAAACGGTCAGGACGATCGTGCAGATGACCGGGCGAGGCGTCAGGAACAAAGAAGACTGGGCCAAGACATACGTGTTGGATAGTCAGTTCGGCATGAACGTCTACAAGAAGAACAGCAGGTTGTTTCCGAAATGGTGGCGTGACGCCGTGAGGTTCGTGCCACGTCACCACCTAACAGAAGGCAGGGTGCAGTAATGGGCATACGAGGCAAAGGGGTGGGTCAGGTTGACCTGGATACCCAAGAACTGTTCTACAAGAGGATCGCCGCACGAACCCTTGTCGGCCTGGAGATGTTGACCGGGATCCACCACCTGGAAACTCAGAGCTACCTCGATGAGATGACCGACAACCTCATCGTGGAACTCAACGCCCTGGTGGTGGCGCAAGAAGCTGGCCCGACACAAACCTTCACCCACGTCACCCGCACCACGTTCCGCTACACCGCTCCACGCAAACCCTGGTGGGTGAGTAAGCGGCGCTGGGCCAAATGGCCGTGCGACGTGGTGGAAGTGCCGAGGGAACTGATCGGGAAGGTGGAGGTCACGCCCGAGTACATCTACCCCGACTGTTCACGGGTGTTCCCAAAGGGCGAACGGGTGATGCGAGTGGTGACGCCACGGGAAAGCTGGAAGGTGGAGGATTACAGGCCATGAGCCCCAAGCGCTTCATCCTCATTGCCCGCAACCAGACCACCGCCGACTACTGGATCTCCCAGATCCCGGCTAAGTCCACGCCGCCCACCCCCACCATCGTTGTAAACATGGAGGCCGACAACCCTGCCCGTATTCTTGACGGGTTTGTCTGGACTGCCGGGGACGCCCTTTGCTACAGTGGGGCGACTACCGACAGACGTGTGAGAGCGACACTGTTGGCCGCAGGAACCCCGCAGGAGTTGATTCGCTGATGCCACGACGCCGTGAAGCCAAGGCGCTTGTCGGACCACACGAAGGACAAGTGGGTCGGATCGAAGCCTTGGGCGTGAAAAACGTCCAGATCGGAAAGTGCGACGTGCTGATCTCTTTCGGTGACCATCTGCCAGGGGTACACGTCCCGATCGTGGCGGTTCCGTTCATGCCGGGAGACTGGGTGCGACTCACCCCTCCCCGCAAGGCCGCCAAGAAGTAAGCCAAGTCTCCAAGTTCTCAGTTCTCAGTACCCCAGGGTTACGAACCCGCAACCCTCAACCCAAGCAAAGGAAACCATCCAATGAGTCACAACTTCGATCCGTGGGCCACGTCCACCGGACTTATCGAGTCCTACACCGGCAAGGTGGTTGACGCCGCCTTCGCCTTCGACCCCGGCTACAACAACGGCGCCGCCCTCCTCCTGAAGCTGGACATCAACACCGGCGACCCCGACATCGGTGAAGGCGGCATCGTCACCGAGCAGTACCCGGTCGGCAAGGGCTGGGACACCCGAGACGGTGGGGCCAGCGCCGTGCATGAGTCCAACACCCCCAAGAACTTCAACGTCAACTCTGGCGTGGGGCTCCTGTTGGAGTCGATCCGTGACGCGGGTGGGATGCCCGCCCTTCAGGCGAAGGGCACCCTGCCCACCGACGCTTCGACGTGGATCGGTGGGACGTACGTCTTCGAGCGCAAGCAGTTCAGCTTCAAGACGGCCGACGGGAAGGACCAGGCGTACGCCCGCATGCTGGTCACGGACCTGGCCGGGGACATGCCCGCTGCTGCCGCCCAGTCGGCCCCTGCGGCTGCCCCTGCCGCTGCTGGTGGCACGGACCACGACGTGCCGGTGGGCCTGAAGATCAAGCTGAAGACCCTCGCCACGAACTCCCCGACCCACGAAGCGTTCGTGGAAGCGGCGTTCACCGGGGACTACGGCGTGATCGGGGACGATGGCTTGGAGGCCGCTGTGGCCGACGAGGCGTGGTTCAACTCGCTGCGAGGCGAGTGAGGTAGAAGCCAGGTTGACCCCACGGCTGAAGTTTCCGAGATTCTTCAGTCGTGGGGTTGACGGGTGGGGCGAAGGTGCGTAAGGTGACCCTCGTTCCGAACAACCCCCAAGACGAAAGCAGGAACCCTCCCATGAGTGACTTCGACACCGCTACCGACGACGTCAACGAGATGCCCGAGTCCGACACCCCCGAGGCCGAGGCCGAGGCCGCCCCGACGCACAAGTCCAGCCCGACGTTCGGCCTTCAGCTTGTCGGTGACACGCTCCCCGACACCCAGTCGAACCGTGGTGGCGGTGGCCGTGGCCCCGACATGCGGATCTGCAACCTCCTCAACGAGCTTGCGGTGGCCGACCCCCGCAACGCCGAGGGCGTCCCGCAGTGGGCGATGCTGGCCGAGTACACCACCGGCAACGGTGCCGCCAAGGTCATCACCTCCATCGAGGAGGGTGAGCGGGTCATCCCGACGGACGTGCAGTTCGAGTTCGCTGAGCGCCGGTGGAGCAAGACCGATGAGGCTGGCAAGAGCAAGCGGGTCAGTGGCCTGTTCGCTCGGGTCGTGGCCTGAGAAGCCTGTAAGTCTGGACCGGGGAGGCGTTGTGATCTCCCCGGTCCACTCACCCTCTGGTCGGGTTCCCTTCCCCCACCTGGCTAGAGGTAATCCGCACAACCTGTAAAGCCTGTGCCCTTCAGGTGTGGTTGGCGAAGGGTAGTCGTCATCCGATAGTCGTAGCCAACCTGCGGCAGACGGTAGGGTCAAACCCAGTGGCGACACAAAGCAAGCGCAAGATCGACAAGGGGCCGGGTGTGAGAGTCCAGCCCCCTTATGAATACCGGAGGCCGACATGGCTGACCATCGGCCCGACGTGTACTACTCGGATGAGTTGAAGCGTTGGGTGTTTCGGGCGTCGAGCATCACGAGGTGTGATCGAAGCCTGGTTGCGGCGGCGTTGGGGCACGAAGCCCAGCCCGCACCGGCAGTCCTGCAACGGGCCTGGGCGGAAGGGACACACGGGGAGGATCGGGTGCTGGAACTGTTCCGCAAAGGTGGGACGTACTGGCACCCTGACTCGCCGGCGCTGAAGTCCGAGGGCACCATGACCCGGTTCAAGCCGCTGGACGTGCATGATGCGAAGTCGTACCACCAGTTCGGCGTGCCGTTCAACCGGGTGCGGTTGGAACTGTTGGACGACGACCAGTTCACGATGGAAACCCCGGTTGGGTCCAAGGCGGTGATCCGTGGGCATCTGGATGGTGTGGCGGAATGCTTCCAAGGGCCGGTGGGAACTGCGGATGACTGGAAGGGTCGCCGGTTCGTGGAGGAGGCCAAGCTGTTCGGCGTGGACTACTTCAAGGCGTGGGTCAAGAACGGCATGGCCGACCCGAAGTTCACCATGTACGCCTGGCAACTGGCGCTGTACATGGACGGGACCGGGTTGCCGGCGTACTTCATTGTGGGCGAGAAGAAGCGGTGGGACGATGATGCTGGGGACTTCGCCACCCCGATCCATGAGCGGTACGACCTTGACCATGTGCATGTGACGAGGTTCGATGAGCCTCCCGCATCCATCGGCTTCATCAAGGCCAAGGTGCTGCGGCTGGTGGCGTTGATTGAGAAGGGCGAGATGCCGCCGTGCGACCAGACCCAGTACGGGTGTGCGTATCCGCACCTGTGTGATGACCGGGCGACCGTGGCCGCAACCGTGCAGGGGAGATTGGTGGAGATCGGAAGTCCCGACGCCAAGCCTGAGCCGGTGAAGGTTGAGGGGGAGTTGGCGCTGAAGGTGGAACGGCTGGTCGAGGAGTGGGAGGCTGCCAAGAAGGAAGGCGCCTACTACAAGACGATCGCTGATTCGGCCAGGAAGCGGCTGGACGAGGCGCTGATCGAAGTCGGGTTGCAGAAGGACGTGGCCGGAAGTTGGGATGTTGGGAAGGTGGTCGTGGAGTGGCAAGTGGTCGAGCGAAAGGCCGAAACGAAACCGAGGGCGGGCGGGTTGACCCGGACGCTGCGGATCGTGGCAAAGGATCAGGACGAGACGGGGGACGAAGCGGGCGCACCGAACGCCGGATCAGGGAAAGTGGAAGGATGAGCGGGGTGGCGCAGTACGAGTTCCGCTTCACGGTGAACGATCGGTGGGGACTGCCAGCGCACTACGGCAATCATCCCCTCGGCCCGTGCAACGAAGACGACTACTTCACCGTGATGGCGCCGACCGAGGTGCGTGCGGTGGAGTGGGTGAACAACAACCCTGGCCCTGACGCATGGTTCGGCTACTACGACATGTCGGACGGCGAAGAGTACGCCGAGTTCCGACAGTGCGTCCACGGCGACAACATCGCCACCATCGACCTGATCACGCACACCATCTGGCGGCGAGACACTGGCGAGAAGGTGGACCTGCCATGAACGAAACCACGGGTGGCATGGTCGCCATCTTCCTGATCCTGGTCGCCGTCACGGTGGCCGTCTCAACCCCGAACAGTACGGCTTGGCTGACGGTGTTCACGTTCATCGCCATGGTCGTCATCGCGTTGTTCTTCGTGCTGCTGGGTATCACGGTCGTTGCCGTGGTCATCGACCAGTTCATCGAGGATCGGCGCCGGAAGCGCAACATCAAGATCTACGAAGACGCCTTGGCTGCATCGAAAGCCAGGCACCCTGCCTACCGCATCTACCAGGAAGACGACATCTAATCATGGCAAACCTCACTCTTGAATGCCCGTGGCGTACACCGGAGCGCATCCTCACCTTCGGCACCCAGGGCACCGGCAAGTCCTATGCCCTCCTCACCATCGCCCAGCAGATCCCCACCGCAACATTCCATGTCATCGACACCGACATGTCCGAGTCGTACAACCGTGCGCTGGACATGACGTTCACCGAACTCACCAACGTTGTCGTGCATCGGGCCGACCCCGATGACTTCATGGACATCTACCGGACGTTGGAGAAGGTGGTGCCGTTGGTGAAGAAGGACGACTGGTTGGTGATCGACGGGCTCACGGTGGCCTGGGCTGCGGTGCAGTCCTGGTACTTCACCAACGCCTATGGCATTGACGAAGACGAGTTCTTTATGAAGCAGAAGAAGGGTCAGATCGAGGAAGACGGCGCCAACTGGACCGTCATCAACAAGCGGTACTTCAAGCTGACATCGCTCCTGTTCCGCACGCTCGGCCACGTCTACATCACCGCCGAGTCCACGCAGCTTGGCAAGCGGGAAGAATCCGACACGCAGAAGCGATACCAGGCGTTCGGCGTGAAGCCTGCAGGCCAGAAGCGGTTGGGCCACATGCCGAACACGGTGCTGTTGTTCACGAAGCAGCGGACCGGGATGTGGCAGATGTCCACGGTGAAGGACCGTGACCGGCCCGAGATGAACAGCCAGCCGTTCGTGGACTTCGGTAAGGAGTACCTGCGGGGTGTGGCTGGGTGGAAGCTGAAACCGTGCAAGGCCGAGGATCGGGTGGTAGTGTGATGGCGACAACGGAGAAGCCAGACGAATGTGATTCGTGTTCTTTCACGACACAAGAACTCACCATCGTTGAGGCGCCATATGCCGATAACCCGACGGCATGGTTCTGTAACGTGTGTTACGGCTCGTTGGCGGGAAACGCCTATCTCTACCCCAGCCAGTACGACCAAGGCGCTGTCCTGCGCCACGTTGCACTCTGCACCAACATGGTGCTTCAGAAGTTGGATCAGATGAAGAGTGGTGCATGATGGGCGACGTGCTGGTGTTCGGGTTGGGCTGGGCGATCGGCGTGATCTGTGCGATCTGGGCGATGCGCCACGACTACGACAACCGTGGGCGGGGGTGGAAGTGACCAAGCAAGACTGGTTCATCGCTTGTTCGTTCGGCGGCGTTGGGTTGGCTGGATGGGCGGCGGGGCTCATGCAAGGTGTGTGGATAGGGCGGCGTGAAAGCCGATATGAAAGGGGTGGTTGGCGTGGCCGATCAAACGGTTGAAGTCAGGTTCGAGTTCCGGCATGTGTTCACCTGTGGCGACGGGCAAGCGGAGATCGAACGCCGGATTGAATCCATGCGGGCCAGGTTCGAGCGGGAGTTGCAGTTGGCGACGAAGAACGATCGGGTGAGGTTGAGTGCCCACCGTGGCATCACTGACCCACCCATCGCTGTGACTGCCCGTGCGTCGCACCTGCCCCAGTTCAGGCAGCCATGATCATCTCCCCGACCGAGCCGGCCAAGCTTCGTGCCATCGCCACCGACGTATCGACCCGCCTCGAATCACGCTACGGCTCGGACATCACCTTCCGCAGTCGTGGCCGGTGGGTCGGCATCCAGCGCAAAGAACTGAAAGACCTGATCCAATCCGTGAACGACGGGCGGCTGGGCCAGAACCTCATGCAGATGGCCGAGCTAGATGTCGGCGTACTGCTGATCGAAGGTGAGCCACGGTTCACCTTGGAAGGCGAGTTGACCAACCATGCGTTCGGCCGTGGGTTGACGCAGGCGCAGTGGCGGGGCGTGCTGTGGTCCGCACAAAGCAGGGGGCTGTGGGTTGATAGGACTCGGAATCTTGATGAGACGATCGAGTGGGTGCAGCAGTTCCAAGCGTGGTGCTCGAAGGACCGGCATGTCAGCCTCATCAAGCGTGAGCCCGTGTTGTCGCCGTGGGGTGCGCCGGGGAACAAAGAGTTCGCCAGGCACATCCTCATGGGTCTGCCGGGTGTGGGGGTTGAGTTGGCTGACCGGATTGTGGCGAGGTTCGGCGGCATCCCATGGCGGTGGGAATGCACGAAGGAGGAGTTGATGGAAGTGGAAGGGCTGGGAAAAAAGAAGGCCGAGAAGATCATGGGGATATTCGGAAGCGAGGGGTGAGGCAGGGTGTCGGATCCCATCGCCCACTACGTCAACGCCGTGTACCAGTTGAACCAGGCCCAGCACCAGGATCGGCTCTATCTGCGTGAGATCAAAGACCAGATCACCCAGCGTCGGCGTGAATGCCAGCCAACATCGGATCTGGTGAACAAGAAGAAGAAGGTGGTGCGGAAGATGGAACGCCGGAAGGAAGACATCACCCGAATGCTGAAGGTCATCGACAAACGCAAAGAGTGGAAGGGGTTGGAAGGATGAACAGATTGGTGCAAGACGTGATAGATGAGCTTGGGGCCGAAGTAATGGTCAACGCCCCGAGAAGTATGCACAGTTCCGGGGTGCTGGTGGATAAGGCGATGGCGCAGGTGAAGGGGTGTCGAGAATGCAGCCTCGCATCGGACCAGTTCCGCTGTCCCCCGTACATATACCCCGTCATGTCTGACGTGGCGATTGTGCTGGGCGAGATCCAAGGTGAGGCCGATGAGGCCCGACGGCTCACCAAACTGGGGTTGGTAGACGTGCCGTTCTCGAAGATCTACACCCTTGGATGCATGGTGGGGCAAGCGGGTTCCACCACCGAACAGCGGGTCATGTGTCGCCACAACGTTCAGACCAGCCTCCGTGCCGCCGCACCTTCCATCGCCATCCTCTACGGGGAAGACGCAGCCGAAGCGCTTGGCTTCCCACGGTTCGCTTGGATGCGGAACCCGGTGGCGATCTGGTGGGCGGATGTGAAGTCCGAGCGTGGATGCTTCGTGGTGTTTATGCCTGACGCCACGCCCAATACCAAGCGGATCATCTTCAGCCGCCTGGCGATGGTGGAAAGTGTGTTGAACGGGCAGATCAACCTCTGGGACGAGATCGGAAACGGCGGGTTCTGCACCGACATCAAGTGCATCACCCACCCAACCCGGCTGGACGAAACCGGGCTGCCGTGGTGCAAGGTCCACAAGCCTTACACCCCACCATTCAAGACGCTTGGAAGGAACCGGCGTCGATGACCCTGCGCCCTTTCTTCAGCTTCTACGGGTCCAAGTGGAGGTCGGCCAGATCTCACGCCCCACCACCGGCTCATCCAACCATCATCGAGCCCTTCGCCGGTTCAGCCGGATACTCCACCCGGTACTACGACCGGGATGTCAGGTTGTTCGATAAAGACGAGAAGGTTTGCGGTGTATGGGACTTTTTGATCCACTCAACAGAGTCCGAAATCAGGCGGCTCCCATCCACAGTTGACCATGTGGATGACCTTTCATGCCCACAGGAAGCTAAGTGGCTAATAGGTTTCTGGCTCAACCACGGGACAACTCGCCCGTCACTTTCACCTTCAGCGTGGATGCGGAAGGGAACTCATGCCTCATCCTTTTGGGGGGATGAAATCAAAGAAAGAGTTGCAGTCCAGTCGTCCTTTATCTCGCATTGGACTATCACGCATGGGGCATACCTGCTCGCCATAAACCAGGAAGCGACATGGTATGTGGACCCCCCATACCAGAAGGCCGGGAAACACTACGTCCACAGCTCTCGCGATCTTGACTTCCAACTTCTATCCCGATGGTGCATGTCAAGAAAAGGGCAAGTAATCGTGTGTGAGAACAAAGGTGCCGACTGGCTCCCATTCGGGAGGGAGCGGGAAATCAAGTCGACGCTTGGAACGTCCAAAGAAGTCCTATGGATGAAGGAAGCATGATGAACGATACTCCCCCTCCCCTTGCTAGCGTCAGCGATCCGACAACCTCAACTTCCCCGTCTAGATCCCGTACTTCACCGTCCAAACCATCGACCAACCTGACCCATGCGATCGTCTGTACTTCTGTCACGAAGCACGCAGTGTCGCAACGTGTGGTGCAGCCGATCAACGCAGACCAAGCCGAACTTCTAGAGTCTGAACTCAAAGACCTGTACTGGGTGGCGATCAACCGGCGTTGGCCTGCCTCCCCGTTTCCCGGCACGATTACTTGGGAAGTGATCTCGCTGGAAGGCAAACGGGTGATGCGGGACGGGCAGATCGTGGAGCAGCCGGAGCTTGTGTCTGTGCCTGCCGTTCCACCCACGCCCGCTGAGCCCCTTCCCAACCTGGCCGAAATCGCTGCACAATCAGACATGACCCCCGACCGCATCCAAGCGATCATGGACGAACAACTCCCGTTCCCCCAGTCGCCCCCACCAGCCAAGCCGACGTTGAAAGAGTGGGTACCACCGTGGATCTAGACCCGAACAGGGAACCCCTCGCCGGATCTGAAACCAGGGAGTTCTTCGATGTGGCAGCGTTCATCGAATCGGCACGTCCAGCGTGGATGAACCGATCCGCCTGCCACGATCACCCCGAGGTCAACTTCTTCCCGACACCCGGCCAGTCGCTCCGGCCAGCGAAAGCGATCTGCGCCGAATGCCCGGTGCAAGCCGAATGCCTGTCTTATGCGGTGGGAGCGAAGACACTGCGGGGAGTGTGGGGTGGGCTCGGGGAACGGGAACGGCAACACATCTACCAACACCGCTTCCAGTGAACAGTGGGTAGATACGCCGCACCAGTCGCCGCAGGACAGCCTCCCAGCGGGGCTCGGCTACCAGACACCGGGCCTTTCCCCCGGCCCACACAGGGGCACAGGGGGAAAGGCGTAGAAGTGGCGTAAACGTCACAAGCGGCTGGGCTGGGCGTTTACCCGCCCCACACCGACAGCGATGACCCTGCCTTGACGATCGTGGCCGTGGCGTTGGAGTTGCGCTGCGAATGCTGGACCTGAATGTTGCCGGTCGCAGTTGCAACAACCGTGCCTTCGATGGTGACCATCGTGGCGCCAGCCGTGAGTGTGCCGAACCCGGTCATGCGGGTGCCTGAAGACGTGACCGTCACGTCGTTCGGCGTGTTCGGCTGGGACGAGGCGGCGTTGCTTATACCCCTCGTCATGGCGAAGTAAACGGTGTTGGCTGGGGTGGTGACGGCCGTGTCAAGGTCACCTGCCGAATCACCCGTCACCCACAGGGTCGCCCGGTAATGCCAGGTGCCCGTGGTGGGGATGGCGAAGACAAGGCCGGTGTCGTTGGTGAGGGTGGTGGAAGACGTGACTGACGTGTCTGACCCTGCGGTAGCGACGGTCGGGATGCGGTTAGATAGAGCGGTAGCGAGATCCCCGGCGACGATGGTGCCATCGGTGATGTCCGCAGATGCGATGGTTGATGCGGTGGCGAGTGCGCCAAGGCCGAGAGTCGTACGAGCCGTCGCAGCATCAGCGTCATCCAACAGTGTGCGGATGAACGTGGTGAGCGTGGCGAGAGCGGCTGTACCAGAACCCGTGAAGTAGGGGAGGGAATCGGCTGCGCTTGTCAACCCGGCGATGGCCGCAAGCTCGGCGTCATGCGCCTGAACGTCGGTGCCGATGACCAACCCGAGAAGCGTGCGAACTTGCGACGCTGTGAGTTCTTCCGCCGTACCTGTTCCGGCTGTGGTGCGGCCGAGAATCCTGGCCGTGGCGACACCTGTGATGCTGGATGTGGTGACCGTGCCGCCAGTTGCGGTAGGGTCGAATACGACGATCCACTCGCCAGGGTCGCCGGGAGCACCAACCTGGGTCTGGCTTCCGCCACGGAAGTAGTGGGTCCGGTCGTCGCCAACCCACATCAGCGTGAGCCCGTGGGCGGGATCGGCGGGGGCGACGAGGGTGGCCCGGTAGCCGTTGCCCGGCGGGTCGAACACGTCGGGGTGGTTGAGGCGGGTGATGGTCAGGTCACCGTTGACGTAGTAGTGGCCGTTCTGGCTCGGCGTGGTCTGAGCGTTCAGGAACACCCGCCCGCCGGCCACGCATCCGCCGTACTCGAGAGTCGGGTTCGTGGCGGCGATGTTGACGTTGGCGGTGAGGCTCATGCCGCAGTTGAACGACCAGCGGTCGAGGATGCCCTCCACGGCGTGGAGGGCGGAGTGCACATTGACCACGCTGAGCAGCAGCCCGGTGCCGATGTAGTCGATCGAGGCGGCGTTTTTTTCGTTGATCTTCAGCCACGAGTCGCCGTCGCCCACGGAGGCGCCGAGCCAGTCCGACGATGCCTTGGTTGCCACGAAGCCGCCGAGGGCGGTCCACGGGTCAGCGATCGTGGCGGGCGTGAACGAGTAGGCGCCGGGGTGCGGGCCGCCGGGGACCACCACGTTGACCACGTAGTCGGACGCCAGCCCGACGACGCCGGTCAGGTAGGCGGCAAGGTCGGCGGGGGCGAAGGTGGCCGTGGCGGTGTAGTGGTCGGGGGCCAGCCCCGATGCCGTGGCGTTCTGGTCCCAGTCCAACGTGGCCATCGTGGCAGCGGTGCCGTCGACCTCGTTGGTGCCGATGAGGAACATCGCGTCGGGCACACCACCAGCAGCGGCCAAGGCGGCGACCAGCCCGGTGATGGCCGACATCGGGTGCTGGTCGGCGCTGGACCGATCGGTGAGCACCGTGTGGGAGATCGGATCCCCGGCGACGTAGATCGGACCCCGTGGCCCGGTGACCACTTCCAACTCCCAGACGCCTTGGTCGATCAGGAACTCCCACGTCCCCGTCGTCTGCACCACGTCAACCTCGAACACGCTCATGGTCAGGGTCCTTCCGTCGGGGCGGGCTCCACGATGTGCCCAACCACTTCAACGTCAAACACAGCGACGGTTTCCCATTCGCCACCGGACACCTTCGCCACCACCTCGCACTTCAGATCGGTGAACGGGACGCCGGATGCGGCCCAGTCGGCGGCTGCGATGGTGACTTCCTGGCCTTCGTTAGAGACAGCGGTGACCGTGCAGTCGAGCACGTTGGTTCCGCCTTCGTCCAGCCAGTCGGTGGCGAGTGCGGCCTGCACTTCGATGGGGAGGTAGGTGCCGTCCGTGTCCCGGTATCGCACCACCATGATCGTCGCTGCACGGGAGTACCGGAGCGTGAGTTGGCGCTTGACTGGTAGCTGGTTGACTTCTGTTGCGGGCATCGGTAGCCTTTCTGGTGGGCCTAGTCAGCCTCACACGGACCTTAGCGTCTGCGTGAATCCAACCTCTCACAACGGAACCCCTCGCCAGAAATGGTGAGGGGTTCCGTGATGACAATAGGCGATCGTGTATTACTTGGACAAGAGGTACCCGATGATCGAAAGAATCAAGCTGGTGGCGAACATCGCCATCGTGGTGAACATCCACCATTGCAGCCTGTCCAGCTTCCCATCGGACACCTTCGAGCGTTCGTCGCAGTTGGCATCTACTCGCTGAATCTCTAGGGCGAGGGTGGCGGCAGCCTGCTTGATGAGGGCGATCTCGGTGTCGATTGTTGCTTCCGGCATCACTGTTCCTTCATGTCCGTGGGCAAGGTGAAGTTCTCAGTCGTCCACGTCCAAGATTCGCCGTGGCCCCGCCGCCAACAAAAGAATGCGCCATCGGTTGTTTCCAGACGGATGTCCGCAGGTTCAGGCTGGTATTCCGCATCCACCGGGGCACATTCACCCACTGGGGTTTCCGTCCCGGTGAAATACCACGTGACGGGTGCGCCGAGCTTCTTCGTGTAGTCGAGCACCGCATCGGGGGTGACGTTGGTGAACGAGACAGGCGTACAGCCAGGCAAGCGGACAGTCTCGCCTTCCCCGATCTTCACCGCAAAGCCTCGGGGGTTCACCGGCTGAGCCCAGAATGTGCCTTGCACCCACACCGGGCGGGTCGCACGGGAACACTTCTGCCCGTTCACGATCAGCGTGGTCTGCGTCTGGTTGTCGATGGTCTGCCCAGCGACCGGCCCGTACAGCGGGGTCCACGGATCGGGGCGGGTTGCGGCGTAGGTGAACCCAGCCACCACCACGATGAACGCCGTGATCATCACCGTCCCAGCCACGGTCAACAGGGCGTGCTCGAACTGGGTGAGGCGGCGACGGAGACGGTTCTTCACTTCTGCGAGTTCCAGAACCGGAGAGCGGCGATCGTGTTGGTGCCGACACCAGGGTCGGTGTTCGGCCAGGGGAGTTGCCCGGTGAGCTTCTGAAGGGCGATCATCCGATGCTTGAACTGGGTGACGGCGTGAGCCGTGCCAGGACCGAAGGTGCCGTCGATCTTGCCCGGATCGAGAAGCTTGTCCTTCCACACCTGCGACAGCTTCTTCAGGATCAACTGCACCTCGGTCACCTCGACTTGTTCGCCGCCGAGGTTGTAGATGGCACGGTCGGCGAGGTACGGGTCGCCGGCTTTCGGCAGCCCGAGGGAGATCCAATGCGTGGTGAGCGGGCGACCGTCGGGACGCTGGAAGTGGAAGGGTCGGTCCAGATCCCCCACGTCGGGAAGGAGGGAGATGTGGACGTGATGGAAGTGCCCGTTCGGCCCCGTGTATTTGCCCCACTCCCACGCCTTGCGGGATGAAGTGCTGTAGGAACTGAACATCCGGCCACGCCAGATGACGTACTTGACTCGGGGGTCACGGGTCTTGCGGAGGTGTTCAGCGACCGCTTCCGCCACATCATCACTGGGGGTGACGGTGTGGTACGGGTCGTCCTGCGTCACGTCGATGGCGTAGACGATGCCGTGGGAGTCGGGGTTGTGGTCCGACGTGCGGGCAGAGTGCTCGGCGTTGCCGATCGACCCGTCGCTGATCTTGCTGCGGCCAGGGTATTCGGAGTTGATCTCGGTGCGAAGGTTGACTAGCCCCTTGCACAACCTCCACGCCGCCATGTCAGAAGTCGATCTTCGTGGAGGTGTTCTTGGAGGCGAGTCCCAGGCCGAGTGCAGCGGAGATCACTCCCAGCCACAAGGCGATCTCGGCCTGCGATGCGATGCCGTAGAACAGCACAAGTGGCTGCACGGCCAACAGGACTCGGTAGATGTAGGCACGGGTGGCTTCGTTCATCAGACGTTCACTCCTTCTCGGGAACGCGCCTTTTGGATGCGTTCGACTTTGGCTTCCTGCCGTTCGACAGTCCACGGGTATTCGTCTTCGAGGATGCGGGTCGGGGGGACATTGAAGAACTCACCCAGCAGGATGAGGCTGCGCTGCGATGGCCGCTTCCCGGCGAGGATGTCGCTCATGGTGCGGGTGTAGATCCCGCTCCCTTCCGACACCTCCTTTGCACGCATGTTTCGGGCGACCATCATCCGGCCAACCTTCGTGTGTGTCCGGTAAGGTCGATGTCCACCAACAAGCGGCATTTCTACAATCCTCTGCTTCGAGATGCGGGGTTTCAGGTGGGCCAGGGAACCACTGACTTGACGGCGCCAGCGAGGGTGTTCTCGGCTCCTGCCTGCGGATTGTATTCGGTCATCTGCCCCGAGTCACGGAGGAGTTTGATCTGACGCAACTGGTCACGGAGCCCCGGCCACTTCATGGCCTCGGAGTAGTCGCCGGTTTCCAATGCCGTCTTCAAAGCGTTGCGTTGAGCGGTGAGTCGAGCAAGCTCCGACTTCATCTCCGTTTCGGGGATGTTGATGGAGCGATACACGGCCGGAAGGCCGATGCCTGACACCAGCAGACGTTGAGCGGCGGCGGGGTTGGTGCGAAGAAGCGAGTTGTACTCGGGGTCTTTGCCGAGCTTGCGGGTGAGGAACTGGATCTGCGGGACCGTGGAGCTGATCAGCGAGTCGAGGAACCCTGGCTTGGATTCGGTGAGCTTGCCGGTGGATTCGTCGTACTGCGGGCGCCCCATGTACCCGCCCTGGCCGAGATCCGCACCGAGAGATTTCGCCACAGCCTGACCGACTGGGTTCAACCCGCTCAGGAACCCCTTGATGGTGAACTGGTTGGCGGTGTCCGCAAACGGGTTGAGCCCCTTCGTGGAAAGGAACGACTGGTCGCCGTGTGCGTCCTGTCCGCCGAGAGCCAGGTATTGCATCATCTCTGGCGGGAGCGATTCGTTCATGTCACGGATCTCGGCCTCAGCCATGTTCGACATGATGCTGGCCCGAAGCGGGTGCATCCCTGGGTACTCCATCACGAACCGCATGGCGTAAGACGTGAACGCATAGAACGGGAACACCTCACGGAGAAGGTTCCGCTCAACCGGCGTCATGGCGTTCCAGTTCTGGAAGTAACGGTTGACGGCCTCAAGCCCAGCGGCGTTCGCTGCGGCGAGATTCTCACCCTTCCGGAGCACCGTCTTGCGTTCTGCGAGGAACGTGGCGACACGGGAAAAGTCGTCCACAGCGGAGTTGACGTCATAGGAGAACTGACGAGCGGCATCGAACCCACGCCCGATCTTGGATTCCTGGATGGTTTGGAGGGTCTTGGCGATGCGCTGCCCCTTCTCCCAGTTGAGAAGTTCGTGGCGGTCATAGTCCAGTTGCTTGCGGGACACGCCGGTCGAATACCCGATGTCTTCGGGGAGGGTCCCTTCACCCTTCTGGAACAGCTTGATTTCCTTCACGGCTTCGGGAAGCTTCAGCAACGCCGAGGGCTTGGACACGGCCATGACGATCGTGTTTCCGATGGCGTTGTTCAGGTGCCAGCGCATCGAGAACGGCAGAACCGAAGTCCTGAACATGCCGTTGATCGGCTTCATCACGCCGAGGATCTTGCCAATCTCCGGGTGGTAGTATTGCTCGATGTTCTTGGCGAGGTTCTTCGGAATCCACAGTTGGTCAGGGTTAAGTCCCATCTGACGGATCTGCGGGTTGATGAGGGTGTTCGGGTTGTAGGGGACGTGGGTTTCACGGATGAGTTCGTTGGCGATGTCCGACACTTCCTTGGTCGGATCGAGAGCATGTTGCCTGCGGGCTTCCGGCATGACTCGTTCCAGTAGCGACCCTTCCCGCACGCCGATGGTCCGACCAACCTCATTCAGCACGTCACTGGACAGTCGCTTGGCGACCATCTCGGCACCCTGGTGGGCGATGGCGATGGTGATGTCGTGGACGTACGGGGACGGGTCGGTGATGCTGCGACCCTCAACCTGGCCGATGCGGGAAACGTAGTCGGTGAGGCGGGGGAGCTTCAGGATGCGAGTACGCCCGATCGGCACACGATGGACGTACACCGGGTCGATGCCCGCTTCCTTCAACATCTGCCACTGGGGCTCGGTGTCTTTGATGAGCTTGTCCATGACGGTCTTGTTCATCACGCCGGGGTAGGCGTCCCAGTCCCGTTCTGCGATGACCCGTGCCGCTTCCATCGGATCGACACCCGACTGGATGAGGGTCTGGGTGCCTTCATCTGCGGCGAGACGCTGGATGTTCGGGTGCCAACGAGCCGGTGCCTTCGCCATGAAACGGTCGATGCGGTCGGCTTGCTTGGCGGCGACTTTCAGTTCCAAGCGGATGCGTGCGAGGGTGTCGATGCGAATGTCACCAGCGGGTGCAACCTTGCTACCAACCTGGCTGGCTCCACCGATACGGGTGCGCTGGGCCGTGAGCCCACGGGACGCCTTCTCCAACTCTTGGATCGTGACTTTGGTGTTCGGATTCCCGAAGTAGTCGTCCAGCATGTCGGACAGCGGGACGATCTTCTCGTAGACGTGACGATCTACGGTGGAGAGCCCCTTGCCCTTGATGATCGGGCCGGTGGGGAGTTCACCAGGACGACCACTAGCAATCGGTTGGTAGTCCTTCGGCAGCACCGCTCCATCGAACGAGTTGAACAAGGCGGTCGTAAGATCGGCGCCACGGGCTTCAGGCGAGGCGACCAGATCACCCTTCCGCACCTGAAGTTCCACCACCGCATCACCGTAGTTGGCGGCATCCGCAACCGTGGGTGCCACATACATAGCGTCGGTAGCTTTTGTGGGGAGATCCGATGCGTACCCTTCCGGCACGCCGACCTTGCCGGTCTTGATGATTTCGGCGGCACGTTCGGGTGTGGTGCCGTGAAACACCGTGACCAGAGCGTCATCGGGAAGCGTGGCGAAGTCTGCTTTCGCCGCATCGGTGGCGGCGTTGTTTCGCCAAGTCGCTCCGATCCGGTCAAATGAAGCAACAGGCTCAGGTGCTTCAGCCAGCCGGATCTTGTCTTCCAACACCTGGCGTGCGGCAGCGACCTTGGTTGCCAACCCCTTATCGACCTTGGCTTCCAGTTTCCCAGACTTCTCCACCATCCGGCGAAGGTGCGTGGCGGCTTTGGCGTCGTACACCTCGCCGCCGATTTCCAGCAGATCGTTGGTGCCCTTCCAGTTATCCTCAAACCCCTTCTGCAACTTGATGTAGTCCGAAGCCACGGCCCGTTCAGCGTCACTAAACGCACCGGGAATGTCGAACATGTTGCGGTCGGTTTCGATCGCATCGGTGACCTTGCGGATGCGTTCCGGCGTGAAGCCATGCTTGGCCGAGAGTTCCTTATCGGCAGCCATGCGCCAGGCGTCACGGGCCAACTGATCATCCGCCCTGGCGAGAGGCCGATTCCCCTTGAGAATGTCGGTGAACTTGGTGTCGCCTTGGTTGAGCCCGGTGGCGGTGGTCCTGGCCCGATACCCCCAGATGCGCCCCAGTTCACCCGTTTCGATCGACTTGGTGATCGGGGTGGTGAGAACGCCGAGCTTGCCGGGAACCAGCCGTGACCCCGTGATAGACGTTTCGCCAGGGATCATCCTGGCCGTGCCCTGAAGGTGCGATCCGATCATGGTTTCTTCGGGGAGCATCTTCTTCCCGAGCACGGCACGGATCGGGGTGGTGCGGGAGATGTTGGCGGCACGTTCCGCTTCAGCGAGTTTGCCGATCTCCGTCATCTTGGCGGCTTTACCAGCATAAGGCAGAACGTCCAATGCGGTCCCGACCGGGTGCTTGACGATCTCCCTCAACCCTTCGGTGCCGTTTGTCAGGTTGGCGGCAGTGGTAGTGCCTGGGACGAGGTTGGCGACCGGAAGGTTCAGGAACGCTTTGATCGGGTTGTCGCCCGCTGCCCTGGCTGCCTTGTATCGCTGGTCGATGATGGATTTGCTGTAGTCGCCGTCACCGAAGATCTTGCTGTGCTTGAAGGTGTTGCCGACGATCCCAGCCGTGTCGAGAAGCGCACCGGGGATGTGTGGAATGGAACTGAGAATCCCAGTCGCATCCTTCACAGCGTTGCTCGGCAGAGACATGATCTCGTCCAGCAACCCTTTCTCCTTCGGCTTCGTGGCCTGGGTGTGCTTGGTTGCAGTGATGATCGCCGCCAGAGTTTCCTGGTCGTTGAGCGGGGATTGCCCCTTGTTCACCCGATCCAGATCCATCTGGACCAGCGACTCACGAACCGGCTGCGGCAGGTTCTTCACCGCTGCACCCAGTCGGTTGTACTTCGCCACGAACCCTTTGCGGGCGTTCGGCAGGTTGAGGATGATGGCGTTGGTGTCGAGCCCCGTGGTGTCGATGACATCGGGCTGAGCGGTGGCGGGGGTGACGGCAGCGGGCGTCTGGCTCTGGTTCAGGTTCGCTTGGATCTTCGCCTGAAGATCGTCGGGCAGACGTGGAGCCAGGGCAGATGGAGCGGTCGGCGTGATGGTGGGTGCGGAAAGCGGGTTGGTGAGGGCCGTGGACTGCCCAAGATCCGGTTCGAGGTTCGACACCTACATCACCCTCCCTGCGGGGCAAGACCGTTCTGGTCGAGGTACGACTGAAGACTGGGATCAGTTGTCCCCTGACTCTGCGACTGCGGCATCTGCGCCATGATCTGGTAGTACTGCAACTGCTGCTGCTGTTCGTACACCTTGCGTGCGAGCGCCGCTTGACCTTCCAAAGCCTGGATGGCCGGGATGGCTTGTGCTTGCGCCATGTACGCCTGCGACGTGGCATCCGGCGCCTTGAAGCCGGTCTTCTGAGCGAACTGGTCCTGACCCGACTGGACGTACTGGCCGATGGCAGCCTGAATCCCGGCGATCTCCTCGGGGGTGTAGACCCCGTACTGGGAGAGCGGGTTCTGCGGACCGTAGGTGTCGGCCATCATGGGCGACGACTGCTGACCCGTGGTGGAAGTTCCGTTCATGGCGGCTTCCGGGTTGAAGTCCTTTTGGGCGATGATGCCCTGCTTGGCTGCATCCCAGATCTGCTGAACCTCGGAGTTGCCAAGCTGGCGGGTCACCACATTGCCAGCCTCGTCCTTCGTGTTGGAAGCAGCGATGATCTGCGCTTGGACTTCGGCTGCCTTCGCAGAGATATCATCCGGCGTCATGCCATAGAACTGCCCGATCTTGTTCATCTGATCCATGTTGAACTGGAAGTACGCCTTCGGGTCATTCGAGGCGGGCGGGGCTTCGTTCAGGATGTCGGCCACAGAGGCGTACGGCGACTTCGAGGCGGGCGCTGGTGCAGTGGGAGGGGCGGCTCCTGGGGCGCCCTGAGCCGAGCCCTGGGGCTGGCTGGTGGCCTGTCCCACACCCTGCGCCACCGTGCTCAACGCCGCCATCGCCTGCGCCTGGGCGTTCGGGGGAAGCAACCCCTCGGCAACGTAGTTGTCACCGTTCATGTCCTTACCGTTGGCGGCATACTCGTTGCGAGGACCGATATAGGTGGACGGCTGGGACGCTGGATCCCCAGGGATCGTGGTCGTGGTGGTGCCAGGCATCGGGTACTGCTGGGCAGGGCGTGCCATCGTGGCAGCGGACGCCTGACCTGCGATCTGGTTGATGAGTTCCGACAATCCCAAGCGGATCTTCGGCTTCCTGAGTGGTGCGGCCATGATGCTTCAGTCCTTCATCGGGTCTTGCGGGAGAACGCCACCGGGCCACGGTTCGTGGCAGTACGGCGACGAGTGGGGAGCGGGGCGGTGCGGCGCTGAACCGGCTTCGTGGTCTGACCGACGGCCATTGCCTGCTGGATGATGTTGTTGAGGAGTTGGTTGTTGCCGTTGTTGGCCGAGTTCATCATGTCGGTGAGTTGCCCCATCGAGATCTGGCGGTCCAGACCCAGGTTCGCCAACGCCGTCTGGAGCTTGTTCTGCAACTCCTGACGGTTGACGCCCAATCGCTGGGCCTGGATGTCCAACGCCTGCAACCTGTCACGAAGCCTCGCCTGCTGTTCGTCTTTGTTGAGTCCAGCTTCCTGAAGGTCGTACCCCAGGTTGTCTTTGTTGTGGGCGATGTCGGAGGTCTGCTGCATGTACGCAAGGGCCTCTTTGTCGTAATCCAAGTGATCACGTTCGTTGCGGATACCGGCCTCTTTGTAGTCCAAGCCTTGCTGCTGACGGTTGACCTGTTCCTGCTTGGTCTGTTCGCCGAGATCGGTGAGCTTGAACCCAAGTGCAGCGGAGATGTCTTCACGGTCCCAGCCATGACCGGCAGCGGTGAAGGCACCCATCTTGGTTGCGTCGGATGCCGTGTCCCGCTTGTCTTCGAAAGCGGTGCGCTGGGCCATCGCAGCCTGGTTGCCGATCTGCGCCAGAACCGAGTTGTGAGTCTGGCCTTGGAGCCCGTACCGCTCACCGGCGATGCCATAGGTCTTGTCATCGAGGGCGAGGTCTTGACCGGCGATGGCGTAGCGTCCGTCTGCGAAGACCTGATTGCCAGACTGGTACGCCATGTCGGAGTTGTAGCGGGACACGTCAACGCCGTACATCTGGTCGTAGAACCCGATCTGCCGGTTGGCGGCAGCCTGATCCACGCCGTTCTGGGCGTAATCGAGGTCGATGTTCTGGTTCCCGGTGCCGTACTGGTTGTAGTAGTCCTGCTGCTGGATGTCGTAGCCCTGATTGCGGAACCCGTTGTCCCGCTGGGCGGCGGCAGCCTGCTGAGCGAACTGATCGAACTGCGGCTGGTTGAACTGGGTGTACGCCTGGAAAGCGGTGTTAAAGTTCGGCGGGGCGCCCTGCTGGTTGGATCCCGGCGATGCGGCCCAGCGACCGAACGCACCTGTACCGGCGCCACCGCCACTTGCACTTGCGCCTGCGCCACCGGCACGTCGGCCGGTACGCCACCTGAGAGGACTGCTAAATGGCATGATCTATCAGTCTCCCATTTCGTAGAGCCAGGCGTTGACCATCGGACCAGGGATCGACATGGAATCGGTCTGGTCGGAGTGGCGCCGGGTCATGTCGTACAACGCACCCAGCGATTCATCGAACAGGGCTTTCGCAGCCTGCCATTCGGGTTGCCGGTCACGTCGCAACGCAACGTATTCGGCGTAGAGGTAGACGGTGTTCTCCCAGCCTTCGGGGATGTCAAGGGTGTAGACGGCGGGCGGGTCACCTTCACCGGGAACGTAGGTGGGCGGATCCGGTGGGATGGGAAGCCGGTAGTAGTACAGCGAGATCTCACCGTCGTAGGCGGGCGACGGGTAGAGAACCAGTTGCACGGAACCGGGTCGGCCCCACGTCGTGTAGCAGAACGGCATTCCCTCGGTGTCACCAGCCCACTGCACGGCCTCGGGGTTCTGGAACGACTTGTACTCCAAGGCGACCGGACGATTGGTTGCATCCGGCGTGAAGTCGATCCTCGTGACCCGAATCATGTTGTCGGGGAGGTCGTAGGAACGGGTGCCGGAGGTGACGGTGATGGTCGTGGATTCCTGCAAAGACTCGGTGGCCTTTGCGATCTCTTTGCAACCTTCGTTGATCCAGCGGGTGAGTTCAAGGTCACGCCAAGCTCGAGCCGAGTGTTCGTCAAGCATCTCTCGAACTGCTCGGATTGCTTCTGCCATCGTGACTGCCATGCGGGCCATCCTACGGGATAAGAGGAGATGGGGGTAGAGGGAGGGTGAGGGTGGCGAGCGGCAGGATAGAGGGTCAGGGTCTACGGAGGATCGGTCACGTCTTCTTTCATGCGAGGGATTCCATAGTAGTCGGTCAGCCGGTACGCCCAGGCGTAGATCTCACACTCGATGGGCTCGAACGAGATGGTGTTGACGGTGGTGGGGTCATCCATCCAGAAGATCTCGGCGCTGGCTTCGAGGTTTACCGTGACGCCATCCAGATCCGCCACCTTGAAGATGGAGAAAGATCTGGCCGTGGGGGCGTTGATGTCCGTCAACACCGGGACGTACCATTCTCTGGTTATCTCGTATGTCTCGCCTACGAAGTCGATGGTGATGTCGGTGATCGCTTCCAGCCCCCCGGTGTCACCGATCACGCCGTCATTCTCTACGGTTGGCCTTCCACCATTCTCGGCGTTGACGAACGCCGTCACCCGCAATCCGACCCGATCGTCCCAGTGAGCATTGGAGGTTGCGGCAGGACCGACCCGTGCTTCCATCCCGCACAGCCACATCCCGCCAGGGATCTTGTCGTCACCGTACAGCGCCAGCACTTCTTTGAAGTCCACGTCGAACGGGTCGGTGCTTGGGTCAGGGGCGTACGTCACGAAGTACGGCGTCATGGTGTCTTGCGCCGGGAGGGGAAGGTTGTTCCCCCAACGGTGCAGTTCTTCCATGTTGGCTTTGATACCTTCGGGCGTGGTGTTGCCGGGGTATGGCATCCGAAGGGCGTGCTCGGATCTGCCGATCTTGCCGACTGGGCGACGAAACGAAGCCACGGTCAGTTCCCCTTGATGGTTTGGAGTTCTTTGTACCCGAGGCTGAGGCGATGCAGCGAGGGTGCCTCTTCGGCCGGGTTCGTGGCACGGGCCGTGATCTTGACTTGGATGTCGGTGCCTTTGATGGCGATGTTGCGGATCGCCTGAGCCCGCTCGGAACTCTCAAAGTCCACGGCCACTTCTTCGGTTTCGCCGTCGAGCCCGTACAGCGTGACGGTGATTCGCCCGACACCCGATGCGACGACGGTGAGACTGCGGAAGTCCAAGTACCGGCTGCGGGTGCGGGTGAGCGGCTGCGACTTCCACTGCCAGTAGTTCGTCGGGGTCTGAAGATCGAACTGCCGGTAGATCAGGTAGTCGTTCTCCTGGTACAACGACTGAGGGTTGTCAGGGTCCACGGTGAGCGCAGAGCCATCGAGGTGCGAGGCCGGGAACGCCCACAGGTTGCCCTCGGAATCCACCTCGTTGAAAGCGAACGACACACCGTTGTCGGGGTCCTGGGCGGCGGTCGGCCAGTACCGCCACCAGCCACCCGTGCGAAGGTCCATGACCCAGTTGTTCGGGGCGTAGACGTAGGGCCAGCGGTAGCCAAACGAGCCGACAAGCTGCCCGAGTTGGCGACCGGGCGTGGTGGCGTCGGGGGGCGTGACGGTGGGGTCTTCGGGAATCCAGAACGTCGGGTTGAGTTGCGGGGCGATGTTCGTGGCGGTGTTGCCACCAGCCCACATCCACACACCCGAGGTGGTCCCGTACACGAAGCCGGATTCGGTGTTGGCGCCGCGGTTGGCGAACCCACCGACCGACGGAACGCCAGGAAGGCGCTGGACCGTGGGCCGGTCCAGATCCCCGTTGAGCATGACGGCGCCACCCGAGTTCTTCACCAGGAACAGCGAGTTGGCATCGACGCTGGACCACACGCCATACCCCGACACGGCTTCTTCCAGCGGGGCGAACGTGGACACGCCGCCGACCTTCGAGGTGATGTTGCCGGGGGTGATGCCAAGCTGGTTGAGTTGGGCGATCGTGTCCTGGGATTCGAGCGACCAGTCGATCATCGGCGGCGAGTTGAACGTGGGGGTGGCGACGGCGCCAGTCGTGTAGACGTTGTTCGGGGGCCAGTACAGCAGGGTGTCGTTCGGGCCACGCTGCGACGAGTTCGAGTGCCAGGCGAGGCGCCGGAAGTTGGCGGCACCGGACTCACGGGTGATGGCGCAAAGGCGGGACTGGTGGCCGAAGACGATCCCGGCGAACTTGCTGCCCCACACGTCGGGGAGGCGCTTCACGGCATCGGTGATGGTGTCGGCCACGGAGGCGTCGGGGTAGGTCCACACACCGCCTGCATCGAGGCCGGGAGAGTGGTTGATGACCGTGCCAGCAGACCACACGATCACCGGGTAGCCGGTGGTGTAGAACTGCTCACCGAGCGGGGGTGAAGGGTGCTTGGTGCGGGTTTCGGTGATGGAGCCCCAACCCCAACCCCAGCGGGAACCATGCGGGTTCCATGTGGGCTCGGAGGAGCGGGCCGAGACGTCGGTGAACTCCTGGCCGTACTGGCCGTCCGAGTTCAGGTAGACCGAACGGCAGGAGAACCGCCAGCGGGTGTCAACCCGGCTGTCTTCAGGGTTGGCGATCCACCACTGCCGCACCACGTAGATGTCCACGGGCGGGTCCGAGTGATCTACCTCGGCGGTGAGTTCCGGCGAGTAGACGATCGGGGAGAAGGCTTTGGCATCGAGGATGGCGATGCGCCGGTCGTAGCCGTCGGGGTAGCCATCGGCAGTCGTGGGCCACACCCATGCACCGTTCAGGTCTGGGGGTGTGACGGGTGGGATGATCGGGCCAGGACCGAGGTGGCCGGGTTCCGTGGGGTCGCCGGTCGGTTCCGGCTCAGATGCGAGCGGCAGGAACGGCAGATCGAAATGCGACCATGCGCCGGAGAGGGCTTTGGGGAGCGGTGCGAGCCCACCTGTTTGCAGGCCGTAGCAGCCGTAGGTTTCGTCGGCTTCAGCGTCACCGTCGGCGGCGGGGGTGTCGTTGATCTGCGAGTGGTAGTTGGCCGAGATCCCCTTGGTGAAGTCGGCTAGGTCGATCTGTTGGAGGTCGTCACGGGCTGGCATTACACAACCTCACTTTGGCTAGATGGGGAGTTCTACGCCTTGCTCAATGCAGAGAATGAGGAGACTGCGGAAGTCTTCCTTACCGGCGATCTCGGCTTCGAGCTTGATGCGGTCGGCCGTGGTGGAGAAGGCGAGGGTGTCGGCTTCACGCTTGCGAGCGGTTTCGGTGGTGGCGGTGGACGATTCGTACCCTTGGAGTTTGATTTCCAGTTCGGATACACGGGTCAACGCCAGGTCCCCCCTGAGTTGAACGAGGCTTTCCGTCGCTGCTTGGAGCAACTGCCAGGTTCGAGACGCAGGGGGGACCATTTCAGGAAAGCTGGCTGAACGACGGCACGCCGGTCGATGGGCCGATCTTCACGCCACCGGCGTCGTCTTCGGGGATGGAAGGCTCATCACCATCGCCGGAGATCTCGAAGCCATCGTCCACCTTGTCGCCCTTGCCGTTGATCTGGGCCTGAAGTTCGTTCACCATGTCGGTGAGCTTGGAGATCTGGACGGTGGGGTCGTTGAACGCCGGGTCGTCGGAGCCGAACACGTCCACCGGGGGGCCGAACGGGTCTTCGGCCAGCATGGTGACACGCTGACCGTTGAACCGGAAGACTTCGAGTTGCGGGCGCATGGAGTCGAACTCGTCGGCCTTCTCGTACACGCCGAACTTCACGCAGAGACGCTCGTACTCACCGATGCGGGCACGGTTCTGGCCGACATCAGCGGCACGGGGGTCACCGAGCCACAGGCAAGCGGCATCCCAAGGGACGACGCACTCACCGTTGACCGGGACCGGGTACTCCTGGTTGTTGAACTTGCCAGTGAACGGGGTGTCACCCTTGTTCACCAGACGCACGGATTCGTTCATAACGGGGGTTCTCCTAGAGGGGGTTCCAACAGAAAGCGGCAGCGGAATGGGGTACTACTGGTGTTACTTGGGGCTCACCCTGATCAGGTGATGCCACCGATGGTGCGGTTGACCCAGATCGTCACGACGCCACCGGAAGCGGCAGCGATGGCGAAGCCAAGACCCTCGCCCGTGGTGGGCGCAGCCTTGGCGATGACCGATCCAGCCGTGGTGGTGGAAGCGATCACCGGGGAACCAGCGGCGATGGAACCGTCGGCGGGCACGTTGTCGATCGGGCCGAGCACGACCACCTTGGCGTACTGACCAGCGGCCACAGCATCGATGGTGACGCCGAGGGACGTGCCCGCAGCGGCAGCACCCGTGGTGGCCTTGGTGATCTTGCAAGCGGTGGTGATCGTGACGGCGGTGCGAGCGGGGATCGCAGCCGTGGCCTCGAACTCCATCACGACGCCGGGGAACTTCTGGGTGATGTCGGTGACGCCGAACGCACCACCGGGGTTGGGAACAGTTGCCATGTGGGATCTTCCTTCGTGTGGTGGTGGTGGGGTCAGCCGGTGATGGCGGACATGACGCCCTGGGTGGCGACGTTGGTGAAGACGAGTTCGCCGGCCCAGAGAAGCTGGCTGACCATCGCGTCCTGGTTGGTGGGCTCCTGGAAGTCCTTCAGCATGAAGTCCGCACGGGGCGACACGGCCAAGAACATGTACTCCTCGTTGAGGAAGTAGATCTTCGAGTTGGTGGAGGTGCCGTACGGGACGTGGTCATCCACAACCCACGGGATGTTGTTGAACAGGAGGTTGGTGAACCCCGAGGACAACAGGATCTCGTCGGCGCCACCGGGCTGCATGTTGTACTGACGCTGCGAAGCGCCGAGCGCCCAGAAGCGGTTGTACTGGTCCCGACGGGACACGATGAGCGAGGTGGACTTGGCACCCTTGATGCACGAACCCTGCAAGGCGTTGAGCGCCGTGGTGGTCAGGGTGGTGGTGGAGGAGTCGATCTGCGACTTCCACCAGGTGTTGGACGAACGGGTGATCCCACCGTAGGTGGCGGCGACCGTGCCGTCATCCACAGCGGCGTTGATGCCGGTGATGCCCTTGGTGTCGGTGGCACCATCGGACCAGATGCCGGTCGCCAGGTTCTCGGCCATCTCCATGCGGGCCTGCTGGAACTGGACCGTGAGGATGTTGGCGATGGCGTCGGGCGAGTCGGTCTGGATCAGGGTGCGACCGTCGATCGCCACCGTGTTGTAATACTGCTTCCAACTGAACACGGCGTTCTTGATCGTGTCCACCGGAGCGACGGTGAGAAGGTCGTAACCCTGGTACGAGCCACCGTGGCCGAACCGGGCGTACATGAGCGGAACCTCGATCTGGGTTCCACCCTGAACCATCTTCTTCTTCGAGGCGAGAAGCCGGAAGGTGATGATGTTGTTGCCGTAGACCTGCTCGGTGATCTCGGGGAGAATCCACTGGCGGGAAAGCGACGTAACGGTGTCGGTACCGATTGCGGCCATTTACTTGCGCTCCTGTGTTTGGGGAGAAGGGGTATTGCGTGGGACGGTTGGGGGGATGGTAGGTGACTAACTCTGAATGGCGGCAGCAATCGCTTCACGAAGCGAGAGTTGACGCTGATCGGAGTTCATCGTTGACGCAGGAGCGGGCTGCGTATCTCGGGACACCGAACCACCAGACCCGCCAAGGGCGGCTGCGTTGTTACGGCGATCGTTGATCTCGGCCTGCTGCTGGGCAGCGGCCTGAGCCTGCTGCTGGACGATCTGGTCCCGGTACTTCGGGGTAGACCACATGATCGTTTCCAGAGCGGCGGAATAGGCGGCTGACGGGTCGTTGCCGTGCTTCGCCATGAGCGGAGCGACGAGCCCAGCGGCCAGAGCCTCGGACTGAAGGTAGTGAAGGTCGGTGGCATCAAGTTCAGGATGCGAGGCGACGAAGGACTCATGCCCCGACTGGATCCCGGCCACGATGCGGGCCTGTTCGGCGTCGGCCTGGGCCTGCATCTGGCTGGCCTGCTGCTGGCGGTAGCTGGCGAGTTCGGTTTGGAGCGCCGTCTGATCGGCCTGCACCTGTTCGAGATAGGTAGCAAGGCCGGGGACCAGTTCCGCCATCTCGCCAAGGGCGGTGCGAGGATCCAGCTTCTGGGTGGCGGGAGGGGTAATGGGCATCCCTGGCTGGCCCACGGCTGGATTCGGAGGGTACGTTCCGCCCACCCCGGCGACCGACGTTGGTGCGACCGGAGTGGGGGTTCCGCTGCCGCTCGCTGCGGACTGAGGGTACAGCGAGTCGGGAGTGGAAGACAGTTGCAGGATGCGTTCCTGCTGCGCCGGAGTGAGCGAGTTGGCCCAAGCGTAGAGATCGAAAAGTTCCGACTTGGATGCAACGGTGCCGTTGCCAAGGTCGATGAGATCCGCCGTCGGGTCATCGACCGTGGAGACAGGGTCGGCGGGCTCATCGGTGGGGATGAGCGGGTTGTCGGATGTGGTGGGGTCGCCGGGAGCCAGACCCTCGACCGGCTCGCCGGCGACCACACCGTCGTCGGACCCAGGCGCAGGGATACCAGTGCCCGACGGATCAGGGGCGTCAGCCGTGCGGCCAAAGGCAGCTTCGACGGCTGCGGCGAAGATCTCATCCTCGGTCTGTTCCGGCGCAGGGGCATCGACCACTGCATCGGCAGCGGGAGCCTCTGGGGCCGGATCCAACGCAGCCTGGGCTGCACCGGGGAGTTGGAAGGTGGGGAGAGCGGGGGTGGAGTCAGACATGAGCGGATGTCCTTACTGGCGAAGCATTCGGGCGATTTCGTCCGAAGGGATCTGGGCGGATTGAGGCGGGAAGCGGCCGTTCGTGGGCATGGGGGCTGGGCCGGGGGGCATTCCACCCTGACCCATCATCTGGCCCATGTCACCGCCACCCATTCCGCCCATCATCGGAGCACCCATGCCGCCACCAGACATGCCGGGTGGAAGCTGGGACGTGCCGTTAGCCGAAGCCTGTTCGTACGCCTGCTTGTTCTTGCCGATGATGAGCGTTTCGATCTGGATGAGGAGAGGCAGGTCGGCGTCGGGCGTCATCTTCAACTTGCCGATGAGGTCCATCATCTTCAGCAGACCTTCACCCATCGTGTTGAGTTGGTTGGTGCCTGCCATGAGGTGTCCTGACTCAGATCGAACGGTGGAACGGGCGGGGGAGTTCGGGGGTGCCTGGGATCAGATCTTCAGGTCACGGGTACCGGAGTTGCCCTTGACCTGAGCGTTGACGTTGGTGCCGAACTTCTGGCCGGTGGTGTGGCCCACCTGCTTGACGGGAGCGTTGCCGGTCTTGGACTGGATCTTCTGGGGCATGTGCGGGACCTACCTGTCGGAGAGTGGGGAAGTGGTTTCCGTTCAGGGGTCAGGCTATGGGGGGAAGTGGGAGTTGGCAATGGGGAATGAATACCGTATGAAAGGTTTGATAGAACGAACACACCCCCCGGACTGTGAATCCGGGGGGTGTGATTCGATGTCAGACCATCGCTTGGTTTGCGGTGTGAGGGGTCAATCGGCATCATCCTCGGTGTCGCCGTCGTCGTAACCACACGGGTCGGACACGGCAAACACGTCGCCGTCCTGACCGGGATTGAGCGCACCGGACTTCGGTGCCGGGTTGGTGGGATTGTCGCCCCACGGACGACCCATCGGGTAAAGAGGCATTGGCCGGTTCTCCTGTTACTTATCGGCGTGCGGCTGCACGCTGGGTGGGGGGTTGGCCGACGGTTCCGGCCTGGGCCTTCTGGTCTTGCACCCGCTTGGCGATGTTCTGCCAGCCGGGAATCGCATGGACTTCCAGCACGGCTTCTTCGTCAATGGCCCCCATCGCGAACAGGGTGTCGGCTTCAGCGATGCGCTGGCCTCGGGACTGGGAAGCGGACTCGCCAGCGTCGATGAGAAGCTGGAACCGCATCGGGGTGTTGACCATCCCGTTCTCGCCTTCGGAGGCGAGGTAGAAGTGGTTGGACCGGAGAGCCACGGAAGTCTTCTCGCCGGAAGGTCCGATGAGACTGATCATGCGGGGCTTGTCGTAGAACTCCACGATGAGCGACGACATCTTCTCGCCTGCACCACCGATGCAACGAGACAGGTTGCGGAGCCCCTTGCGGATCCGCACGAACGCCGCTTCCTGCACCGAGTCGATGACACCCTGGGCGTTGCGGCCAGTCGGGGACGCGCCCCGCACGATCGCACTCAGGCCGGAGATGCGTTCCATTTCCCCGATGTAGAACTTGATGATGTCCATTGCCATCGACGGGTGGATCTGCGGCGGCATCATCCATTCCAGCGCACCACCGGGGTTCATCGGTAGGCGTTGACCGGGCTTGTTGGTGATGGCGGTTCGAGCCAGTCCAGCACGGATGTCTTCCTTCAGGATCGGGTTGCCCATGAGTTCAATGTTGTGTTCGATCGAGGCCAGGATCCGGTTGATCGAGTTCTGCATGGGGATGAGGTCTTCCACCAGCGCATGGCCGTAGAATTCGCCGGTTTCCACCGGGACGTAACGGTCGTACGGGTGGCTGCCGTGGGACCACAGTTCCTCGGCCATCTTGTCCATGAGGATCCGGTTCCCGGCCATCACCAGGCAGCGCCAGGAGTCGTAGGTCCGGTCACCTTGCTTCTTCGGCGTGCGGAGCCAGGCTTCCACCAGCGTCACACCGGGGTCCATCGTGGCATCGACGGTGGTGTTCTCGCCGGGTCGGCCGTAGTTCGAGTAGTTCGAGCCTTGCATGGCGCCAGGGTTCGCCATCGCCTGGTTGCGGGATACGGCGTTGTCGAGCTTGGTCTGTGCGGCGTCGATGTCTTCGGTGAAGAAGTCGGTGGCGAGGCGGCGTGTCGCACCAGGGAACCGGCGTTCCAGTTCTTGGCGGGAAATGGTCCGAGCTTCGATCATGTAGTTGGAATCACTGAGCGAAGATGCGTCGGGGTCGGGGTAGAAGCTATACGGATCGACACGGGTGACCCGTGCGTTGCCGTAACCCCGGTATGCGGATCCGTCCCAGGTGGTTTTCAGGAATCCGATGCCATAGATGTACCCGTCCCACACCACCTTCTCGATTTCGGCGTCGGTCTGATCGACGTGCCACGACGACCGGATCACCGTCTTCAAGTCCTGGCAGAGCATGTCCGCAAAGTTGAAGGCGGGGTTCAGTGGAGGGATGTTGGGCGTGGCGTCGAACGTCGGCTGCTGGTCCGTCTTCCACGCAACGAGGGTGTCGAATGTGGCAAAGATTTCGTTGACCTTCGGGCGAGGTAGGTGCATGTTCGCACGGGCCGTCTGGCCTTGGGTCTTGTGGACCGCCTGGTAGTTCTTGTTCCACTGTTCCAGCATCGGGCGCCGCTTGTTGCGGGCACGGTAGAACAGTTCACGGATCTTGGAGGTGAGTTCCAGTTCCGCCATCGGGTCCAGCGTGGGGAGCTTGTCGAGCGGCGGCGGGGTGGCCGAGGACACGGGCTTCTCGGGGGCTGGGGCAGGGGAGCCAGGGCCGGGGCCAGGCGGAGGGCCAGGGGGACCGGGGGGCATCTGGGGCGGGCCACCCTGTGGCATGGGTGGAGGCGTGCTGGACAGCCCCACGGGAGCCATCCCAGGCGGCATCGGGGGGAACGGTCCCGGCTGGCCGGGGCGAGGCTGTGGGGCAAGCGTGGGGGGCATGGCGACAGCCACAGGGGAACCTCTTGCCTACTTGGGAATGGGGACGGTCGGTAGCCCTGCATCATGCCGCTTCTTGTTGGTTTCTTCAAGCCCTTCATGGTGATCCCCGAGGGCTGGGTCACGCATATCAACAGGCACGAAGCGGTGTTCGATGCCGGTGCGGGCGGTTGCTTCATCAGACTTGCGCTTGAACACGTCTTTCAGTTCCCGTTCGCCGGAAACGTACTGGCCTGCGGCGAGGTTGTAGTGACCTTCGAGAGCGTGGCGGATCGGTGGGACGGTGTAGATACGACGAAGCATCCCGACCCCCATGCAAGCTGGGCAGGCGAGGGATTGACCGGCGTAGATGTCGTCGTACTGGGAGATGGTGCAGGCGATGGACGTGCGGGAGTTGCAGACTTTGCACTTGTATTCGTACTGCGGCATGAGGGTCAGACCTTCCCGTTCAGAATCACAGACTTGACTGCCCACATCGTGACTTCTTCGAGGTGGGTTTTGGCAAGAGAGGTTTCTCGGCTGGCGGCGCAGACCCGATCCATAGCAAGGCAAAGATCGTCTGCGGCTTTGCGGATGCACTCGATTGCTTCTACCTGCGCTGGGCTGGGCGCATGGTTGGTGAGTGAGTTGGCAAGGGAAGAGCGGAGTTCAATCATTGGAGGGTTCCTTTACTCTTCGTGGAATGAGTCGTGTTCCCAGGCCGGGATCGGCTCGGGCATTGTTACATCGGGCATGGTCGGAGTGTGTGAGCCTGGCAGGATCAGCGACCCGTCTACTGGGCCTTCGCCGTACGCCATCAGCACCGGCTCCATGACATTACACACCACCGCTTGCGCCATAGCCATAACGCAATCGTCAAACCCGTTCTTCTCGTCGCTGGGGCCGTATCCGCCGTTCGGGAGCGTGACGTAGTTGCAGAGTTCGTTGTAGAGGGTGGACGAGTGGATGGTCATTCCGTTTTCCACGACGAAGCGGATCAACCAGGAGATCATCAGGTGCTTGGTTTGCAGGGTGGTTGACCAGCCATACGACGATGAACCGTCGGGGATCCGGAAGGTGTCGTTGCGCCGGCGCTGGAACAGCTTGGGGTAGTTCTTCGCCATGAGCGCACCGATTGTCGAATACCCTGGGCCTTCGATCTCGGTGCTGACCAACCCGAGGTTGAAGAACTTGCCGAGCTTGAACAGTTCGTCTGCGAAGGTCACCGGGTCGATGCGAGCCCGCCATTCCGCCACCTGTTCCAGTGTGCGACGGTTGATGACTTGGATGCAGGCGAAGTCGCCTTGGGTGGTGCGGGTCGGATCCCCGGCGATGAGGTACTGGCCTGCTTCCTGATCACGAGATGGGCGGCGGAAGATCGTCAAGGGACCGTCTGCCCGCTCAACCCACTTCACTTCATTGGACGTTTCAAGCAGTTGTCCACGAACCCCGGCCTCGGGCTTGTAGCAGACGTTCAGCTTCGCCCGTGGGAAGACGTTGGTGCCGGAGGAGATGAACGCTTCCTCGGGTGTGGTGGGGTATTCCTGGTGGAACTGCAACAGGTCGTTCTGCGTCTTGTTGCGGATCGCCCAGCGTCGCCACGCCAGCCGGTCATCCGAGATCCCCAGCTTCGCCAAGATCTTCTCCTCGGAGTCGAGTTTCCCCATCGAGTGGAACGGAATCCCGATAGCCGATGCCGTGTAGCCGGGATGTTCATGCCACGGCAGAAACAGCGGGGCGTACTCGGATTGCCCTGCTTCGGCTGCCTGCCATTCGGCCTCGAACATGTTGCCGGTGCCGTTGGCCGTGGATTCCAAGACAATGATCGTGCCGGGTGCTTCAGGAACGGTCTGCCGCAACGACACCATCGACTCTTTCGGGTTCGGCCAGAACGCCACTTCCGATGCGTGGACAGCGTGGATGGTGGCTGACCGACCGACCGCCTTGTTGCCTGCCGTTGCGACGATCAACCCTGAGCCGGTTTCCACCCATTCGAGATGGTTCTTCCCGGCGTACTTGGTCGTGTAGAGCTTCTTGTACGGGTAAGTGTCCCAGTACCGTTCGGTCATCTTCAGGAGGTTCTGGGACGCCGGAACTTCGTGGGCGATGACCATTGCCCGGTAGTTGTCGATGACGAAGCACATCGTGAACAGGAGAGCTTCGGTGGCCGTGGAGATGCCCAACTGGCGGGCTTTCAGCACGATGATCCGCACACGCCCGGTGGTGTGGAGTTGGTCTTGGGCGAGTTCGTAGTAGCGGCGCTGCGCCCAGTTCGGCTTGAACTTGACGACTTCGAGGTTGCGGTTCTCGAGGATCGAGAGTTGCGAGACGGACTTGATGAGGTCCACTCGTCACCCACCGCCAGCATCATCTTCGGGCACGGCGAGATGCAGGACCGTGGCTTCACCGTCGCCTGGGTCTACGCCGATCTTGCCGATGGATTCACGCTCACGCTCATGGTTCTGCCGCACAAGGTCACGGAGTTCTTCGAGTTCGTCGGCTTGCTGTTCGTCGCCCAGGATCTTGATGAGTGCCGGGAGGGTGGTCTTCATCACTGCGGCTTTGGCGGCGGGGGTGCCGACACGCAAGGTCTTCTCCACCTCATCCAGTGACAGGTTGACGATGTTGCCGATCCTGGCTCGGAGGATGTCGAGCGCCGACTTTTCTTCTTCACTGTTCGCCATCGTTGCTGCTTCCTTCCCCGAGATCGGTGGTCATCGCCCACCCTAGCCCGGTGTCGATGCCATCGCCGTCATCTACCCCCGCATCGTCCAGTTCGTCGTCCATCTGCTTCGCTGTGAACACGATTTCCTGCAACACACCCATGTCGTCGGTGGTGCGGAGGGCGTCATGCTTGTATTCGTTGGAGATGACCAGCGTGAGAAGGATGGTGCCGTTGGATGAGTCGGTGCGCATCCCCTTGACGTAGCCTTCGAGGTAGATCTGGCCCGAATCCGGCTCCCCTTGACCACTCATCGGTGTTCATCCCCTACGTGAAGCATGAACCAGGCGATAGCGAGCACCATGCCCAGCGTGTTCCATTGGCCCCACGCTTTATGACCGGGAGTTCCCCATTCGGAGGCAAGCAGATCGCAAACCATAAGCGTCGAGACAATGATCGCTACACCAACATGCTTCATCGGTGTTCCCCGGCCCCTGGGTACGGCCAATCCGGGTCATCGCCACCTATAGCCCGGTTTGCGTTGTCCATCGGATCGGGATCGGGCATCAACGCATCGGTCGGGTCGTGCGGCATGGCTGGCATGGAACCCGATTCTGCCCCAAATCCCCCATCACCGAATGGCCTGTGACCAATCACCCCTGATCCTGAGCCCGTCATCCCACCTGCGCCACCTGGGCCGAACGCTTGGGCCAGGTATGCGGCCATCTCAGGCGTGACCGGCTGATCGAGCACGTCTTCCCCGACCGTGACGATGGGCATGGTGGCCCGTCGAAGCGTTGCAAGCTGTTCCCCCATCAACTTGTCGTTCTGGCGGGTCAGGTTCCGCACCAGGAAGACGAACCCGACAGCCATAGGGATGAGGCCGAGAATGATGATGATAAGTGCTGCATATAGAGGTGTCACAGGTACTCCATAGAGGGTGTGTGGAGGGGTGCAAGAGCAGTGAAGAAGAAAAGTCGGCGCTCGACATCCTCCGAGCCAGGATCGGCAACATCGTCAACCTGTCACTGGATGAGGTG